TGCCAACCTTTACGGTTAGGACGCATAAATGAATAGTCGTTTTTAATAGTACTTTGGATTTGTTGACGTAGAAGTTGACGCCAATTCATTTTAGGTTCTGTAAGTTCTTTAATCATACGTGCTACACTTGCTGGTACGTTACCTGCACCTGCTGCCTGTGCTGCCTGCATAGTAGCTTCACGAACTTCGTCACGGATTTGTTTTAATTCTTCTTTGGTATATTGTGGTCTTTTGCCGTTGCCGTTTTGACCATCTTTGCCGTCACCGTCGCCCCAGTCAATATGTTCATCAATAAGTTGGCCCAAAGCTTCTAATTCTTGGTCTTCCATCTTTTCAAAGATGTCGTCATACACTTGTTCAGCACCCCAGCCATAATATTTTGAATCATGGAACATTTTAATTTCTGGAATAGTTTCACCAATGCGATCTCTAACTAATTGACCGTTTACACAATAGTCAGCGGCGATGTTAAAAATCTTTGGATCACGTCCTTCACGGCGTGACATATGATCAAATACATTATGCATAATCTCGTGTGCAATAACAAATTCGATTTGTTTAGTATTCAATTTTTCAAAGAATGGACGGCTAAAATAGATATGGCGTCCGTCTGTTGCGGCTGTGGTGAGCCAATCGGAACCTTCTTCAATTTTAAGGCGTGTTGCCATATTTCCGAAGAACGGATGACGAAGTAGTAGACCTACTCGTGCTACAATAATTTTATCGATAATTGGGTCTTGATGTGCCATTTCTTTTCCTATTCGTTCACTATAGTATATATTATAACACCTCCCGAAGGAGGTGTCAATCGATACTAAACCAAATTATTTTTCGGTAGCTTGGCTAATGTACTTACCAAACTTGCTGTGGAACTCGTCAAAACAGCTAATTTCATCTGGATCTAATGGTAGTTTGTAGCTAGACAATGCTAATTTAGTACCCATAATAACCAATTCTGTTTCAAAATTGTCCATAATAAAGCGGAAGAAGTTATTAACTTGATCATTCCAGTTTTTAGCTTTCTTATCGCAAGCATCTTTGAGCTCATAGCATAAAGACACAGTTAAAGAATACATCGCTGAAATTTCTTTAGTTTCCATTTTCTTAACTTTACCAGTTAAGATATCGCGTGGATCTGGCATTTTACTAGAAATTTTACGATGTGCCATAAACTTAATAGCAAGACCTTCACCAATTGAACCCGATACTAAATCGGTCAATGTATTTTCATCGGTATCATCGTCTGTAAGTAATTCGCTTACAAAAGACCAGCTACGAGGAGTAGCAAAAGCACGTGAACTAGATTTTGGATCAAAGTCGTATAAGTCTTTCTTACTAAATGTAAGGAAACCAACTACATCTTTATGAACCTTATTTTCAGTAGCCCAATCAAAATAGTCATCCCACTCGACTTGCATTTCTAAGTGGACAAAACGGTTAGCCAACGGAGCAGGCATACGATATGTAACGCCTCGGTCAGTTTCACGGTTACCTGCCGCAACAATTACAACATTGTTTGGCAAATGATATGTGCCAACACGGCGATTTAAAACTAATTGATAAGCGGCAGCTTGTACACTTGGAGCCGCAGAATTCATTTCGTCCAAAAACAAAATGATAGTTTTGTGTTTACTGGCTAATTCAGTATCGGGCAATTCGCTAGGAGGTGCCCAAACCATTTTACCAGTGATGCTGTCAAAATACGGAATACCTTTAATGTCGGTAGGTTCCCAAAGTGACAAACGAACGTCGATTACATGAGCATCAAGCTCTGTACCGAGTTGTTTAATAATGTCTGATTTACCAATTCCTGGAGGACCCCATAGGAAGATTGGACGTTGATTCTTGAAAGCCTTGCGTAGGCTCTTTTTAGCATTTTTTGGGCCTACCAAACGGCTGTAAACTTCGCTCATATAATACCTTTCTAGTTACGGGGTTTAATTTACTACGCTATGTAAGTATTATACTATCAATTAGCACAAAGGTCAATTGTTTTTTGAACTTTCTGCCTCTTTTTCACGTTCATTTATAGCTTTAATCAAGCCAAATTTACGGATATCATCGGAAAATAAACAGAGTTCAAAGCTCTTTTTTTCGGAAAAAACAGTAATACTCAGTGGAGTTAGGTAGTATGGACAGTCGATATACCTCTCCAAAAATATAATTGTTTGGGGGCTTAGTTCGATTGGTTCGGTAAATGGAACTTCGTAACATCTTAGTTCTAAAGTGTTAGTTAAAAATTCAAACCCGTCGTCACTTAATCTAAGTGCAGTCTGCTTGTTAGCTCGATTTGATTGCCACCATTGATGCGAGTATAGATTAAAATTAGCTTCATCGATACTCTTGCCCCATTGCTGTAAAAATATTTTAGTTAGGGCATCTCTTGAAATCATTTTACTATTGTGCCGCTAGTTAGCATAACAACTTGGAAATCCTCACAGCCGTATGTAAGGTTTAATTTCTTGGCCAAATTATGGGCATGACCAGGATTTGAAAAAGAAACTTTTTTATACTTTGGTCCGGGGTAAGAAGTGAGGCTATTAAAGCTCTTAAGATTAAACGGTTCGTTTTTATAAAAAACGGCCCAGATTGCTTCTGCTTCTAATATCTGTTCTGCTTTGTATGTCTTCTTATTAACATACTCTAGTAATACACGTGGCTTAGGTCTACTCATATGAGTCTCCGATTAACTACGTATATTTATCACTTATTTGTCATCAAACCCACCACCGTCCATAGTAACTGATACTACATCGGTATTAACACTATTTTTAAGTTGGTTATACATCGTCTCGTAGTCTTGATTCAATTTATCCATCATTTCAGCTAGTGCTAGAGTTAATAATCTGGCTTTTTGTATGTCTATACTAACAGCTCTAGATTGACTTAACTCAGCTGATCGTACTTGCTGTATAAATTGGGTTACTGGAGATAGATTAATCTGATTTTGCATTGCTCAATACCATTTTCATTTCAAATTCTGATTTAAATGGTCCTTTATATGGATATCGTTGTAATGTAATATACTTTGGACAAAAAGATTTAACCCAACCCTTTTCGAATTTAATTGTATAATATCCAGCACAATAACTACTCTTGCTTTGATTACTTTTAGTAAACAATGGTAGTCTCTTTTGTACATCGTAGATTGAGTTGTATGGTCGACAACTAGTCGGATAGTCATAGCATTCATTTGGTTCAGCTTGCGTAACTTTAATCTTATCACTATTTAAGAAAAAGTCTTTACCAAACTGTTTAGTTAAATCATCTTTTTTGTTAAACATCATTTCGCCGTTATGACTACTAAGAACAAATTTATTATTTTCTTTCTTATGTAGTGTAGCAATTTTATTACCGTCCTGTTCAACAATCCAAAACTTGCCATCTACGATTGGCTTTGCGTGTATCTCTGTCATTTTTATTCCTTGTTAACTGATTCGGGATTCGGCGAAACGATTCTATCTAATGATACCACTGGATCCCATCCCTTACAATACTTTTTACGATTTGCACGACCTTCTTTACTATCTGGATCGTAGTCGATCCAACTAAATTCTGTACCATCACACTCGGGACAATGATGATTGTAATCATCATCTTCTCGACGATCGTCACCTCGGCCTACCCACCCACACTCTTTGTTATCGCAGATAACATCTACTGGTTCTGGTGGTTGATTAACCCATGAACTAGTGTCCCAATTATATCCACTCCATGAAACAACTTCTCCAGTAATTGGATTAAATTTACCGTATTCCCATTCACCAAATTGTGTACCGTCCCAGTATGCTGAGCCATATGTGGTGCCAAAGTGTTTCCATGTACAACTGTAATAACCAGGCAAGGTAGGTTTAACTTTCTTAAACTTAAATGTTTCAGACTTTTCCCAAGTACTCGGACTAGTACCATGTGGAGGATGTCCCCAATCTTTTTCTTCTGGGCTATAAGTTTCCCATGAATTACTATCCTTTACAATATACATTCCGAAGTCACTGCTCTTACCATCAGTGCTACCGCCCCAATTATCAATGTCCTCTCCGTCATACACTACACTGTTAACTAGTTCTTCACCGTCAATTTCATCGTAGTGCAGTTCTAGTAATTCAATGTTAAACGGTTGTTTAAGTTCGATCTCACCTTCAAAGAATGTGCCCTTTTCGTTGCTAGTACCGATGAACACTACAGTACCAGCAGGCTTGCTACCGATCCATGCTTCATCTTGGCAAGACCATACTGGGCTATCTTCACTGCCACCGTCGCAATCCTCTAATCTCTTTTCAAATACTATATTGCCGTTTTCATCTTCAATCTGTAGTGTGCCAGCATTACGACTAACACCGTTGGTATGCGCCATACTATCACATTCGTACCATTGCCCGGGATGGAATGGTAACATGTCAATATCAAGACCCATCTCTTCTACAGTATCTTCGTCACCCCATGCAATGTCAGAAAGGTTAACTTGGTTTTCCATACAGTAATCCCAAACTTCACGATCTACAGTACCCATAACTTTTTCACCGCCGTATCCCCACATGCTAATTTTGTATGTGCGGGGTGTAAATTTAAGTATCTCTACTAGTTTAGCTTTTTCTTCAGTAGTTGCCATATCATTTTCCTTTGTCTTTACAATTACAAGCCCTGCGCCCCTGATTACATTCACCTGTACATCCGGGGATATTTTTCCATAATTTAAAAAAGTCTACTATCCAGTTGAACATTATTGTGCCCCTGAAAATCCTAAAAACGGTTCCTCACCACTTTTTAGCAGATCGATATATTCTGTATGTAGTATAGCAGTTGTTTTATTCAATTCAGTAGTGTTATGGCTAGATATAAGTTGTTTCACTTGTTCATCGTTTAGTGGAACATTCTTATTACCCATAGGGTAGCCTAATTGCACTAGCCACCCAAACCAATTTGATCCAGAGAAAATAGCACCCTTACCGATCATTGGTAGCGGATAACTATTTGCTAATTTTTCTTCAAATATTTTTTGAGTATCGGATTTGGATCTAGTTTCTTTAACCCAATTCCAAAACGGAGTATCTTTCTCACTAACAGAATAATGCATACTTACAAAATCAATAGACTCTTCAAAGAATAACGCCATACTTGAATTGAACACGTTAGCTTCTTGTTCTGTGTAATAATCTAAATCTAAACTAGCAATCATCTTATAGATACCGGACACAATTAAAGCAATGCCTGTACTTTCTAGAGGTTCAATAAACCCTCCACTTAGCCCTATACTAACAACATTACCGTGCCACATATTTTTATTATAAAACGGAGTCCAATCGATAACTTTGAGTTGTTCTGGTGTAATTCTGTTATCCCAATATTTGCAAAAATATTCTTTTGCTTCTTCTATGCTAGTTATATCTCTGTTGAATACTAGACCTGATCCAATACGTGTTTGTACAGGGATATTCCAAATCCAACCGTGATCAACAGCTTCACTTACTACATAAGGATTCATTTCTTTAGCTTTATCGATGTATGGTACGTGACCAGCGACAGCAGTATTGCACCACAAGCGACCTTCTAATGTTACTCTATCAGGAGCTTCATTTAACATACCTTTAAACCCAGTACAGTCAACAAATAGATCTGCTGTTATCTCTTGCCCATCTTTTAAAATTAACTTAGATATATTATTGTTTTCTCTTTGTATTTCAATAACTTCTGATTTAATGGTTGAGACGTTACGAATGCCTACAATTTTCTTTTGTATAAATGCAACTAATTTTCCACAGTCGATGTGATATGCATAGTTAAGCAATGTATCACGATCGACCTTTTTAAGATTAATAGATACATCATATAATGCTAAAGCATTAGTTTTAAGATCTATATCTTGGTATTTCGACCATAAATCTAAATTTGAAATGTTTATGTTAGTATACTGCGGGAACATAAACGGATGCCACACATCTGAACCATCGTTAGTCCAACCTGGAAAAAGAATACCAGATTTAAAAGTTGCATCAATCTCAAAAAACCAATCGTCAACACTAAAGCCACTCTTCGACATTGTATCGGCAAATCCTAGTAAGGTACCTTCGCCTACCCCAACAGGTGTTCCAACTTCTTTGTCAACTACTATAATTTCATAATGAGGTTTCTGATGTGATAAACAACTAGCAGTTAACCATGCACTAGTGCCGCCACCTACAATTACTACTTTCTTCACGCCACGTGCTTGACTCATGTTAATCCTCTATTTGAATATATGTTGCTGATTGATATCTAGCTTGTAACGGTTCAGCATACGATTGAATATTGTCGGCAATCTTTTTCATATCCCATGCATTGCAAAATTTTAGCATACGAATTCCTACTTGTGTTATGTCTTTAGGAACAGCACCCGCTGAGATCGTATTTTTAATTAATGCTTTAATATCTTCTGGTTGTGCGGTTAAGTCGCATAACTGTACATTACGTTGATAGTCTTCTAGCACACGATGTTCGGTACCATTATGGTCTACCCAACGTTGCAACATGAGGTTGTTCCAATTATACCCCTTAGTTTTGCGATCAGCGAAGGCCTCTTGTAAACCAACCTTATTCTTGGAACCTTTAGTACGTACACCTGGGTATGCGGAAAAGACGTTGTCGCTGGTATCGCCACGCATACACTTTTCAAACAACATCCATTCTGGATCTTGGGCGGGCTTAGGTTCGCCTGTTTTCTTATCTTTAACCGGTTTGCCTTTTGCATCAAACACTCCTTCATGTGTAATGTGTAAATCACCTACACCATTGTATTGACTAACATTTTTATCTATCAGTTGTGCAAAGTCACCGTCAGTTGAAATAATAACGTGTTTTGCCTCTGGATGAGCTTGCACCCAACCGGCGATTAAATCATCTGCTTCTAATTGTGGATGCTGTAATACTGTGCAATTAGTTTTTTCTGCAATAAAATCTTTAAATTGATCAAAGGCTTCCCAAAACAATTTGTCTTCATCTTGTTGTTTTTGAGTCATTGCATCTCGAGTTTCTTGCCTATTAGCCTTGTATGGCTTATAATAATCTTTGCGCCAGCTACGACCTTCTAAGCAGAACACTACATGACTACCTTCAAAGTCTTGCCATGCTTTTTTGATACTATTAAAAGTAATATGAAATGCCATGCCTAACTTAATATCGGCATCACCTTGTACCACGTGCCTAGCACGGAAAAATGTATTAGCTGTATCAACTATAATGTATGTCATGTTAACTTTCTGCGGTGAGTTGATTATAAATGTTGGTATCCATAAACGGAATTGATTCGACTCCGAAACCGTATTGCTTTGTTGGCTTAATTCTTAAATCAAATGCTATACTTACACGAGGTTCTTCACCTTCGTACACACTACTGTAATGAGGTACACAACTTGGAAATATAGAGATACCGCCCTTGACATTATCTCTAATAAATGCCGATCTATCGTCATACGGTGATATGAATGTATTATAAGTATCATAAGTATCTAAGTGTATATTACCACTTAGATATGATTCATGATCAGCACCATGCGCATGTTGTTTAATATCCTGATCTTTTCTCGCTACATTGAACCAAGATACAATGTATGAATCACGAGGAATAGCATTTTCTTCAGTGATAAATTTAACATAAGATTCTCTAATAAATTTCAGTAGATCCATTATCTCTGGGATATCTTTCTCAAACCAAAATAGACTATACAAGCCGTGTCTACTAGTAACACT